CATAATGTCTCTAGGCTTCTCGACACTTGACTTTGCCCTCTTGGTCTTGGATGACGCTCAGTTTGGTAAGCTAGACTCAGGCAACGCATTAGCCTTCTAATAGGAGAAACATGGCAGGTTTAGGCCGAAAAGTATTTACCGCAGGTGAGGTTCTAACCGCTGCGAATGTTCAGGATTACCTACAAGACCAAGCAGTCATGGTCTTCGCAGGGTCAGCCGCAAGAGGCTCGTCAATCGGCACAGCGACCGAGGGAATGGTGTCCTATCTAACCGACACCAACAAGATTGAGGTCTTTACTACTTACTGGGAGCAAGTCTGGCCTGTCAACACCACGCCGGCTGTCACCACAATCGCCGCAACTGCAACGGCCTACACAATCGCCTCTACCGATGCCAATGACACAATCTATTCACTTGCAACAACCGCAGCAACAATCACAGTCCCCGATGTTTTTTCAGTCGGTGACAGGGTTGACATCTGGCGTGATGCCGCTGGAACTGTTGTCATTGTGGCTGGTAGCTCAGTCACCTCATGGGCAGGTGCCGGGACAGCCGGGACAAGCGTGTCCTTCAAGATTGATCAGCAATACAACGCCGCAACTGTTCAAAAGGTTGCAGCTAACACCTACCGAGTAGTTGGAAAGATAACTGCATAATGCCTATTCCTTTAGGAGTTCTTGCTGTTGCGGGAGCAGGGGTTGCTCCTGTTCCAGCGGGTAATGCTTATGAGTGGCTTGAGACGCAAATACTAGGTAACGACACAACTGCCTCAATAACCTTCTCTAACTTAGACACAAACTATTCAAGCACCTACAAACATCTTCAACTAAGAATTACAGCTCGTATGACTGGTGCTGTGAATTTTGATGAAATCTACTTTAGATTCAACGGCAGCAACTCAAATAATTATCGCTGGCATTGGCTAAAAAGCAATGGCACAAGCATTGTTTCATCTACCGCAACAGATAATGCTGGTCGTATTTCAATAACAACACCTGGGGCAAACGCATCTGCCGATATCTTTGGAGCGATTGTTTGCGATATCCCTGATGCTTTTTCAGCAAATAAATACAAAACAATTAGGTCGCTTTCGGGTTCTATGGGAGCAGCTAATGGAGTAGAGCTACTCTCGTCAAACTGGTATAACGAAACATCCGCCATTACTTCAATTTTGCTAGGCACGGACAGCGGTTTCTTTAAGCAGGGAAGTCGTATCTCTCTATATGGAATGAGGTCTAGCTAATGCCTACTGCTACTTATATCGCTTTGGCCAATCTGACTTTAGGTGGGACAGATTCTTCTATTACTTTTGACTCAATTCCAAACACATATCGTGATTTAGTCGTAGTCATAAATACCGACAGTTCTGCTCAGGCAGATTTGTATTTACGATTCAACGGCGATACTGGTAATAATTACAATAGGGTTACTGCTCAGGGAAATGGAACAACTGCTTCTTTTAATGTCTCAACAAATGCGGCCTTTATGAGGCTAAACGGAAGTGCTGACTTAGCAACAGACTTTTCTCAAAATGCCATAATTCAAGTCATGGATTACTCGGTGACAGATAAACAAAAAACCGTCTTATCAAGAACAAACTCAAGTTTTGGAACGGACATTACCGCTGGCAGATGGGCAAGCACAAGTGCCATTACTTCGGTAACTGTTTATCCATCTAGCGGTGATTTTGAAATCGGTTCAACCTTTGCCCTTTACGGAATAGTGAGCTAGACATGAGTGCTTGGACAAGAATTGCACATACCGAAGTGCCTAGCGGTGGGCAAGCTGAGATTTCTTTTTCTTCTATTCCTGCGACCTATACCGACCTAATGATTGTTGCAAGCCTAAGAAGCTTGCGAGGCGGGTTTGCAGTTGATGAGTTCTTTGTCAAAATAAACACAAGCACTTCAAATCTAACTGGCAGAAGTCTTTTTGGAAATGGAAGCTCGACCAGCTCCTATGCGGTTACATCTGGAGCTTTCGCTTACGGCCCTGCCGCTACTGCTACTGCCAGCACTTTTGGAAACTTCTCGCTCTATTTTCCAAACTATGCAGGTTCAACAAATAAGTCCTATTCAACCGATGGGGTTGGAGAGAACAACGCAACGGAAGCAAACCAAGTAATAACAGCAGGTCTTTGGTCACAAACTACTGCGATAAACGCTATTGCTCTTTATGCGTCCAGTGGCAACCTTGCTGAATACAGCTCCGCAACCCTCTATGGCATAACCAAGGGTTCAAGCGGCGGAGTAGTCGTTAGCTAAAAGACAGGTAGAATAAAAACATGACAGACAGACCGACCCGCTTAGTTGTAGATTGCAGCCTTCCTGAAGGCCACCCTGACAAGGTGCAGATTATTCCCCTAACCGATGCTGAGATAGCAGAGCGTGAGGCACAAGCCGCACAAGCCGCTATCGAACAGGCTGAGAGGGAAGCTGCCGAGGCTCAGAAGCAGGCAAACAAAGAAAGTGCAAAGGCAAAGCTCGAAGCACTAGGTCTATCAGAGGCCGAGATACTCGCACTTCTAGGCTAGTCATGGCTGAGGAAACAAACGGCGTTCGCATAACGCAACGAGACATCTACGAAAAGCTTATCGAGGTTCAATCGGTGCAGATTGAGCTTGTTGCCGATATCAAAAACCTCAAAGACCTACCTGCCCGCATGAATCGGGTAGAGCAGAAGCTCGCTCGCATGGAGTGGATTGAGAAGCTCGTATTCACAGCTCTAGGATCAGGCATCACAGGTTTCATTGCAGCTCTTTGGGCATTACTACGATGAGACACCCGTTCTCAAAGAAACTCATAACCTCACGCTTCGGCACAACGGCGAGGAGACTCACTGCACACAGGGGTCTTGACTACGCACCGAAGGAAGGCAAAGCGATTCCTGCCGTTGCAGCGGGAACTGTTCAAGCGGTCAAATGGTCTTCAATACTTGGTCATGTTCTAGTGCAGTCAGCTTGGGATGAGATAAACGGCAGAACTGTTTTTATTGGCTACTGCCACCTTCAGGAAAAGCCAACACTAAAAGTTGGTGACAGGGTAAAAGAAGGTCAGACAATCGGCAAGGTTGGGAATACTGGTTCTGCATCTAAGGGCGCACACTTACACCTGACCATTGGACCTAAAGTCACATCAGTCACTTTTGGTTTAGTTTTTGACCCTGAAACCTTCATTGACGAGCGACTAAGTGCCTAGCTGGAAACACCGCAGAAGACTTATCTATTTATCTTTTGCTTTGTCTGCATTCATGATCCTGTTTGGGGCATTGACCTACCGCTCTGATTCCTCAGTCAGTAGAGAACTAATCATCGGCGGAGTGGCTTTGATTTCTATCATCCTGACCGCCTATACTGCTTTTGCTACCTACGAAGATGTTAAAACTAGAAAGGGCAACCATGAAGATCTTTAGTCTGGACTTCCTAAACTACGCTGGCGAGAGAGCTATCAAGACTGTCGCTCAGGCAGCAATCGCATTCCTTGGATCAGGCTCAATTGGCCTATTCGCCATTGACTGGGTTTCGCTTGCCTCAGTTTCACTTGGAGCAGGCTTTCTTTCAATCCTGACAAGTGTCGCATTCAAAAAAGACTAGGTGGATCACCTACCTCTGTCCCAATGACCATGAATTAGTCTTCGGGCATGAGGTCAATAGTCGAGGCAAATTTCAGTCAGGTTCGCCTGCTGTTTGCATGACCTGTCAAAACCCCTACAACAGGGCTATCGTTCGCTTGGAAGAGTCGCAGCCCAAATCCCATACTTCTGACCTGACTCCACCGCATATCTAAAGCACTCAGCCTTGACTGGGCAGGTGTCACAGAGCCTCTTGGCGATCACGATAGACAGCCTTCGGCGTGTCTCATCTCGAATATCCTCGGGATAGAAAAGCTCAGGGAAATCCTCACAGGGCACGCCATTGGCCGCATGAATAGCCTTGAGAAGGCGATAGTGCTTCTGGTCAAAATGTGCCATTGTAGAAGCCTACGGAATAAATGTCGGAGGCAGGGGAGAAAATACAGACATGTTCAAAATACATGCACCTGAGAAATTCAATGAAGCGACACTACTCGGAGTCTTTGAGGCTGGCACGCCTGAATGGCACGAAGCCCGCAAGGGATCTATTGGGGGATCTGAGATCTCCACAATCATGGGACTAAATCCTTTTGAGTCACCTATGGCTTTATTCCTGAAGAAGACAGGGAAGATACCCTCACAGATCGAAGAGAACTGGGCCATCAGATTTGGCAAAGCTTTTGAGTTGCCTATCCTGCAGCTCTGGGCCGAAGAGCACCCAGAATACGATGTTTATCTCACAGGCACTTATCAAGATGCCCTGCTGCCCTTCCGACACGCCAATCCTGATGCCTTAGCTCAGCACAAAGAGACAGGCGAATGGATCGTCATCGAGGTCAAGACAGGCAGACAGACATGGGAGGAACTGCCTGCTGGCTACTACGCTCAGGTGCAGCACTACCTAGACATTCTCGGACTACAGAGAGCTGCCCTAGTAGCGGTAGCGGGAATGACATGGCATGACTACTGGATCGAGCGTGATGACTTTGAGATTGACATTGCTCGACAGAGAGCCATCGATTTTCAGGCCTGCCTATTCTCAGACCAGAGACCCGAATGGGATGGATCTGAATCCACCTATGAGGCCATTCGATTTATGCACCCACTTATCGATGAGACTGAGGTCGAGATAGATTCCTTGCATTATCTAGTCAATGCTCAGGCAAAATACGATCAGGCTGCAGAAGAACTTAGGCTCATAAAGTCACAGGTCATGGACATTATGGGTAAAGCAAAGTATGCCTATATGGAAGTCGATGGAGAGAAGATTCGCATCGCATCCAGACAGGCTAAAGGAAATGGACTGCCCTATTTGGTTGTCAAGAAAGGAAAGAAATAATGGCCCGCTTTGATCTCTCTCAGTATGCGACTGTCGAGGAAAGACTAAAAGCATTTTGGTCAGCACCTGAATCACAGGATGCTCGAATCGTGACCATCAATCACACTAAGGATTCAAGTCTGTGGATCATCGAGACTCGCTTGTATCTCACCGCTGGGGATCAAGCCAATGAGCTTCCAAAGACCACAGGCTGGGCAAGTGAGGCAAACTCAGACCCATTTGCTCTAGAGCGATGTGAGACCAGCAGCATTGGCCGGTGCCTCGCAAATTACATTTACTCAGGCAACAAGAGGCCAAGTCGAGAAGAGATGGAAAAGGTCGCAAGGATGGATTGGCTTGAGAGAGCTGGTAGTCTTGGCACAATCGAAGAACTGCGAGACCTTTATGCACAAGCTAAAGCCAACAACGCTTCTCAGGAAATCCTAGAAGGGTTGAAACTTTATGCTCAGCGATTTGAAGAGAGCCAAA